TCACGGCGTCCTTCGGTGCCTCGAACTCTTCGACGCGCCAGTTGTTGAACACGCGGCGCTCGGAGTTGCGCAGGTACTCGCCTTGCCACACGTGGCGGAACTTGTCGGGGTCTCGTCGGCGGTCGTACTCGAGCTCGGCGCGCAGCACGTCGGGGAACCAGGGGTTCGCCTCGGCGTTGACGGCGACGACGACGGCATCGGGCGGCGGGTTCTCGCCGCGAAGGAGCGCGTCGACGGGATCGGTCGATTGCGACGGGTTCCACGTGAACCACAGCTCGGAGCCTGGGCGGCGAATCGTCGGGCGGAGCAGATCGAGCGAACGCTGCGAGAGGCTTTGCGCCTCCTCGACCCACGCGCAGTCGTAGCCTTCAAGGCTCTTAATCGAGTCGGCGGTGTGATTCTGCATGCCCTGGAAGATGATGCGCCCGTCGCCCTTGCGCGACTTGATGACGGTATCCTGGATCTCGAAATAGTGAGCGACGCCGAGCGCTTCAATCTTCGCCTCGATGAGCCGCTTGACCGACTGGTTTAGGCTCTTCTGCACTTCGCGCACGCAGACGGTGGAGCGGTTCGCGTCGAGCACGTGAGCTTCGACGAGCGCTTCGGCGAAGGCGTGGCTCTTGCCGGACCCGCGCCCGCCCCACGCGCCCTTGTAGCGCGCCTTGCCGAGGAGGGGTAGCATCCATCGGGGCGTCTCGATGCGAAGCGTCCTAGCGGCATCCTGGCGCGAGGAACGGGCGGGTTTAGCCGCCACCGGGCTTCACCTTGTCAATGACGACCCTCTCGATGCGCGAGAGCTCAAGAGGCCCGCCGTCCGCGCCCGTGATTTCGTGGCGCTCGGTCTCACGCCAGCGGGCCTGGGTCTTGAGAAAGAAGATGGCGCTCGTCGTGTCGCCTGCGAGAGCTTTCTGCACGAGCCCTTGCGCGACTTTGCCGATGGCTTTCGCCTTTCCCCTTTTGTAAGCCTCAAGAATCGTGGGGTCGCGCTCGCACATGGCGGTAAACGTGTTGTGGCAGATGCCGAAATAAGCGGCCATTTGCTCGGTCGAAAGGAACGCCGCGATCGTCTCGACCTCGCCGCGTTGCTTGTCGGTGAGCGTCTTCGCCGGGCGTCCTGCTTTGCCGTTAGCCATTGGGTTGCCTGCTTTCACCGTAGCCCGAGAAACTTGTGTGTCTGAATCGACACGCGGAACCCGTTGTTCGTAGCAGCCTCGACGCAGAGCGCCGTTGCCGACTTGCTTTGCGACAGCGGTTGCAGCCACACTGGGACTCCCGCTTTGGTGAGCGGAAGAATACAAGCACGAAGGTTCTCGACATCAACCGGCTTCCCGACCGGGTACTTGATTTCGTTGGCGCGCTGTAACGCGGCGTCCAGCACGGAGAACCCGCCCGGCATGTTCAGCTTCGGAGATACCGTTACCCACGTCCGATCGTCTGCGCGGACCTCGTGCGTGCCGGACGTCTCAACCTGAACGCAGTATTCGGAATCGAGTAGAGCACTCGTGAGCGGAATTAGGTCGTACAGACACGGTTCGCCGCCCGTAATGACGACGTGCCGCGCCGCGTAGCTTTGCAGCGTGGCAAGTAGTTCATCGACCGTCATCTGCGTGTACACGGGCGAGTCGGATGCCTTGGCGAGCATGAGCTTCGAGGATACCGCGTGCTCGGGCGCAGTAGCCCACGTGTGCTTCGTATCGCACCACGCGCATCCCACGGGGCACCCTTGCAAACGAACGAAGATTGCGGGCGTGCCCGTGAACACGGCTTCACCCTGAATTGTCTCGAAGATTTCATTGACTGGATACTGCATATCAACCCCCGACGTGCTCACTCACAGAGTGAACGTCGCATGGCACTTTGCCGTTTCTTCGATCGTGACGCTTTGCAGGACAACCCCTGTTCCCGTCAGTTGCATCGGCCCGACAACTTCCGCAAGGTGCTGAGCAAGATTTTCGGCTGTTGGATTAAACGACACGGCGACGACCGTATCGTCCAGTGCTTTGAGGCTACCTGCCAGCGGGTCTTGCTCCCAAACGAGGAACTTGTGATCCCAGTGGTCTTCGCACCACATCGCCAGCTTCTCCTTGATGATCGAGAAGTCAATTACGCGCCCGATGCGATCGAGCGCGTCCGCGGTGCAGTGGAAGTGAATCCTGTAATTGTGCCCGTGCAGGTGCTGGCACTTCCCCTCGTGCCCGTGCACGCGGTGCCCGCAAGAGATGTCGTGGTAACGACTCGCGCGAATCATGGCTGTCCCTCAATCAACTTCAAAAACTCATGACGAGCGGCATAGTTTGAGAAAAAGACACCGCGCATCACGGACGTTGTCATCGACGTATTGGTCTCGCGCACGCCTCGCCATGTCATGCATTCATGCTGCGCACGTACAACGATCGCCAATCCGCGCGGGTTAATTAACCGCTCGACTAGGTCGGCTACCTGTACAGTTGCTTCTTCCTGAATCTGTGGACGCGCCATGATCCATTCGACAAGTCGAACAAACTTGCTGATCCCAATGATTCGCTCACTAGGTAACACGCCAATCCAGGCTTTTCCCATAATTGGGACCATGTGGTGCGAACACGCGGAGCGAACCGTGATAGGGCCGATGGTGTAAACTTCATCGAGCTTTTTGGCGTTTGGGAAGTCTGTCACTGACGGCATTGGTTGATACCGACCGCAAAACACTTCCCGCACATACATCTTGGCAATGCGTTTCGCCGTCTCCCGCGTGTTGTGATCGTTCTCCGTGTCAATGACCAGTCCGGCAAGCACCGAACGAATGCCATCAATCAACTCGGCCTCGACCGCTTCAAGTTCGCCCGGTTGTAAGTGCTCGGAGATGTTGTCGTTGGCAAAGTACGATCCTCCGGACGATCGGATACGTTCAGCGATTGCTTTTGCGGTTTTCATTGGGCACCTCGAACGACTACTGGGTCAGCAACTCCAGCTTCCACAAACCCATGCGCGCGGAGAACGCACGCATGACACTTGCCACATGGAGGAAACCTGCCCGCGTAGCACGTGTGCGAGAACGCCATCGCGTCCATGCACCCGACCAAGTTAATTGCAAGTTTCACAGATTCCGCCTTACTGAGTGACATAAGCGGAGTGTGAATACGGAACTTCGTGATTCCAAGAGCTTCGTTAATTGTATGCGCTTGAGCGTCGATGAACGACTGCCGACAGTCTGGATAGTTCGCATTGTCTTGCTGACAGACTCCCGTCACCAAATCAAAGCAGTCACGCGCAAGAGCCACGTTCGCAGCCAGGGTCAAGAAGAACGCGTTGCGCATGGGAACGAACGTCAGCTCGACGCGATCTCCGATGATCGCGTCCATGCTCTCGAAGTCGCTGTACGTCTCAAGCTCCGTGCTAGAATCGGTCAGTGGCGAGCGGCTACGCAGCACACCAGGAACGTCAATTACCTCGTGCGACGCGACACCGGCCATGCGAGCAACTGCCCGAGCAGCTTCGATCTCAAGTGCGTGCCGTTGTCCGTAGTTAAACGTCACCGCATGCACCTCCTCGAACACGGTCTTTGCCCAGAACAGGCAAGTCGTTGAATCTTGTCCTCCCGACAGGACCACCAATGCTTTGCTCATATAGACAGTCCTTTTGTTTGGCATCGGTGTTGTTTGATTAACATATCAATCCCATGTTTCGTAGCGCAAGCCAAAAATACTTTAGTTCCGAGGTTGAGCTCGACATCAAGAGACATTGATACACTACTGGCAGCACCAAGCATTCGAGGGATGCTATCACTCCCATACCACCGCTTGTTCGTTGCTAAGGCGTACGGATCGAACCCAAGCACCGTCAGCCGGTCGATCACCTGTTGAGTAGGTCGCGTCTGAAAATCCATTTTTTTAATTACGGTCAACTTGCCGCTTCCCATGTACAATTCAATCGACGCAAAGCGTGCTCCCATTTCCCACCTCGACGAATCGCACATGAACGGACGATACTTCTTCAGAAACTCCATGCTCGTAAACCCAAGCCAGTGAGTTTTCCGGGCTCCCACGTGGCGCATGATTCCGTTCACAAACGCTTTGTTTTTCGGGGTTCCTACTAGACCGCCAATTCCAACAATGTCGGAGTGCTTGTAATAATCGTCGAGAACACTTGGGTCTTCGCCGCGTGTAAAGATCGGCACTGGCGCGAACCCGCGCTTGAGCATGATCTCGTAGTTTTTCAGGCTCCCGTGTGGATCACCAATCACGTCGAGGGTGAAATACTTCCAAGGAACGATCGGCAGCTTCTCAATGAACTTACAGTAGTCGTCCAGCGCAATCGGCTTTCCAGCTTTCCATGCCGTAAACGCTCCAGAGTCCAAAACGAACCGAATCACCCCTTGCTCGGTTTTAAACAACTCAATAATCTCCGGGCGCGCATACGGGTATGCAACAAGAATATTCAGTCTCCCGGTAGTCTCGTCAACCAAACTCATATGACACTCCGGCTACCTGTAGCGCATTTTCAATCGCTTCGCTCGCGGCAGCCCGATCGGACGTGGCAATCTTTACGCGGAGAACCGCTCCGATGGCCTCCATCTCGTCGCCGTGTTGTTCGACACTGCCGATGTCCGACTTCCAGCCGTTGAGCAGAACATTGATCTCGTCCTCGCCGAACCCCGTCAGCTCCAAGTCGAACCCCAGCTCGCCCAGCTCGCCGAGTTCGAGGGCGAGGAGCTCGTTGTCCCACTCAGCAAGATCGGCCATGCGGTTGACCGAGATGCGGAACGCCTTCACCTGCGCGTCGGTGAGGTCGTCGGCGAGGACGACGGGCACCTCGACGAGCCCGAGCTTCCGCGCGGCCTTCAGCCGCAGGTGTCCGTCGACGACGAGGCCGTCGCTCTTGGCGATGATGGGCACGCGGAACCCGAACTCCTTGATGGCAGCGGCAACGCGGTCAACGGCGTGGTCGTTCTTGCGCGGGTTGCGCGCGTAGTCGATGAGTTTCTCAACGGGCCATTGTTCGACGCGGTCGGCGGGGTTGGTGCCGATGGTTTTGGGTTTCGCCATAGCCTCGCAGATAGCACGTTGCCGGGCCTGGGCGGGGGCTTGTCGGGGCTATCGGGCGGCGGGCAGGGGGTAGACGCCCCCCGTAGGTGCCGGGGGGTTGTGGGGGCTATGGGGCTCTTGGCTAGGTTTATGGTTGAGTTGAGATAGGATATAGAGAGATATATTTTTCTAAGCTCCACAAAACTTCGCGCGGCCCGTACTCCACCCACCGACTATACAGACTATACGAATTATACGTCTCTCTCTCTCTCTCTTAAGAGACGTATAATTTGTATAGTCGTATAGTCGGGGGGGGGTGGGGTATTTTGGAACGTAGAGTAGAGTGTATAGTTTGGGCATATGTCCCTGAAGATATTGAAAACGTATAGTCCGTATAGTCGTATAGTGAGGCGTATTACCTTTAACATATACAATAACACCAATAAAACTACCAGGGTCATTGCAAGTTTTCAAAAAGCTCTATCAATCATCATGATACAATCCTATGCAAACATCCCCGGTTACACACCATCCGGCGTCGTGGGCGACGAGGTGCTGTGCCGCGAGCAGCGGGGCGATCATGCGCCCGCTCGGGTACGTGTGCTGGTCGGAGGTCGAGGGCGAGTTGCGACCGCCCTCTGGGCTCTCAAGGTGGGCACGCAGGGCGGAGCGGGAGACGTACGGCGCACCATCGCGCCGCTCACGGCCGCTAATGATCCACGCGCCCTCGAACAGCCGCCGCCACTTTTCCCACGCCGGCGCCTTGACCCGTGACGGCTCTTTGCGGGCTTCCTGCGGGGGCGCGGCGGTCTTTTGGAACGCGGCTCCGACGATAGGGGCCTGGTCCTCGTCGAGCCACTCCAGGGGCACCCTCGTCAGGATGCCGCAGAAGGGCTCCGGGCGCTCGGCGTCCTTCATTTTATCGCACTCCACCTGAATGCCGTCGTCGTCGGTCTTTTTCACGAAGATCGACGAGTCGAGGGCGCCGCGAAACGCGCTCGAACCCCTTGCGCGGGTCTTCGCGCCCTCGCCGTGGCCCGTGTGGTGGACGTAGACCAGAGCGCCACCGACGGCGGCAGAAACGAGATTCGCGCAGTTGAGGAATTTCCGGGCGTCTCGCGCGCTGTTTTCGTCGCCCGAAAAGTGGTTGTTCACGGTGTCAACAAAATTCGCACTTACTTTTTCAGTAGTCAATTCCCGCACCGCAGAGATTATTTGAGCTGCTGAATCGTCTCGGTCGAGGTCGATGGCTTTGTTCGAGACGAGCAAATTGTCGAGGCTCGAAACTCCGTGTAGTTTGCACCAAGATGCGATGCGCTGCCTGATTCCGTAGTTGCCCTCGCCTGCCAAAAAAACGACGATGCCGGGTTTTGTTTTCACGCCGCACCACGAGCGCCCGGCTGCAATCGAGCAGGCAAGGTCGATGGCCAGGAATGTTTTCCCGGCGCCCGATTCGCCGAAAATCATCGTCGAGCCGGCGGCCGGCACCCAGCCTTTCGCGAGCCACGCGAGGGGCGCGGGCTGCGAAATTAGCTCGGTCGCGCGGGTGAGGAAATAGTCGCGCGGCGGGCGTAGTGCGGACTGCTCGCGCTCGTAGTTTGCGACCAGGCGATCTGCTGCCGCGCCGCCCACCGCAGCGTTTGCACCGACGTCAGACTCTGGCTCGTAGCGGGCCACGCTGCGCGCTATCTGCGCGACCTCCGAGGCGGGCAGTGGCACGTCGCACCGGGTCTCGTTTGCGACCTGGATAGCAGCGAGGATCTCGGCCTCCGAAAGGCCGTAGCGGCGCAGCGCCCCGGCTATCGCCGCAAGGCCCTCGTTGCGGGCTCCGACGATTAGCCCAGGGGTTATTCCGTCCGCAGCGCGCGGGGCTCGTGGCGGGGCAACGTCGCGCCACGCCGGGGGGTATAGAGCGGGGGCGACGCCCTCGCGAGGGTCGCACGAGAGCTCCCACGCGTACGCGACGCCGCCCACGACCGAGGGAGCGGCGACGAAATAACGGCCATCGGAAAGAAAATCGATTCCTGGCCCCAATTTCGTTGACCGCATCCAACTTTCGTGGGCGCAAACCAGGTGGACGCCCCCGCCGGCGGTTAGCGCCATAGGCCCCTCGCCGAGCTTCCCGTGGGCTTCGCACCACGCCTCGTAGGACTCGCCGCCGCCGTTGCGCGGGTCGATGTCTACGACGACGATGCCGGAGGCCGCGCCGCAGGCGACGCCGACGTTGCGATCCGGGTGGTGCCGCCACCACGCGCGAATTTGCGCCTCGTCGGTCGTGGCCTCTGTGATCCCGTGGGCGCACGCGGGCAATTTGCTGCCGGGGTGCAGGGGGAGGACTGGCCAGTTTGCGACCTGCGAATACCAGAGCGCCGCTTCGAGGTTGGTCATTTGCGGCCCGCGAAATACGCGCCGAGAAGGGTGAGCGCCGCGTGCCCTGGCTCGCGGATTTTCCCGTCGCGGAACCTCCCGATCCAGATCGCATTTAGACCCGTGGCCTTGGCGATCACGCCCGCGCGCCGGTCTTGCAATTCGCCTCGGATTTCCTCGATCCAGGCGAGCAAATCGAGGCGGTCTTGTTCAAGATTTTTCATGGTGCTGTCGTCTCCGTGGCGTAGTTGCCACCGGGCAGACTAGCGCAAGAAGAAAACAGAGGTGCAAGGTAAAAAAAAGAACCTGCTAAAACCTAGCAAATACCCTAGTAAAATAAAAAAGAGCACCCCTAGGTAAAAAAACACTTTACATCCCGGGGCAGGGGGCCTATAGTTCTTACATCGAGCCAAACGGAATCACCCGACCGGCGAGACAAACGAGACGACAATGACCGCACAATTCCTTTCGATGATTGACGACGCAACCCGCGGCATCATCCTCGCAAACATTGCCAAGCACTACGGCATCACCAGCGGCGAAGCCTACATCGAGGTGACGGACGAAGAAGCCGAGCATCTCCTCGACTACGTGACCGGCGAGGTCCGATGGACCACGATGGCGCTCATGCAGCGACACGGATTTTGAAGACTACCTAAACCCGCCCCAGCCCGCTCCCTCCACCGAGGGGCGGGCCTTTCGGGTGCAAGCACCCGGAATCACCCGAACGACTTGAGCCGAGACAAACACCATGAGCATCGAAATCGCCATCGCCGAATCTATCTACGCGAACGCAACAGTGACGCGGCAATTGGCGCTCCGCGCCATGCGCACCGCCGCAGCAACCGCCATGCGGACACAATCCGACGCCGACGCCGACTACGCAGCCGCAGCCGAGGCTGCGTATATCACCGCCGACGCCGCGCTCGACGCAGCCCGCGTCGCCATCGAGGTTGCAGGGGCTGACGTGCGCGAATCTGCCCGCGCCGCCCGAAGCGCCGCCGAGACCGCAATGCGCCAGGTGGCGCGATGAGCCCCGCGTGGATTCTCGCGGCGCTGACCGCCGCCGCCAAGAAGGCCGACTTCGCGTTCTGGGTGGAGTCCGACGACGGCGACAGCGTGCGCTCCGAGGATTTTTTCGCCTCGACGGCGCAGGCAATCGAGTCTCTCTCCGACCCCGGCGAGGGGTGGGTGAGGGTCGACGATAGCTCGTGGGGGCGCCGCGAGGCGAACCCGCTCGCGGGGTTCGTCGCCGACGGCGCGCTCCAGGACGCTATCAAGCTGGGATTCGAGGCCGAGATTGACGTCGAGGCCATCACGGCGGCCATCGACGCGGGGCGAGCGTGACCCCGCTGCCGAGCGGCACCATTCGCGAGGCCCTCGCCGGCCTCGCAGCCTTCGCATGTTTTTGCGCCCTCGCCGTTGCGTGGGCGTGCCTCTGAAAGGAAATCGTGACCATCCAAATCAAAACCACGGGCAACGCCCGTGAGCAGCACGTCAAAATCCTGGCCTATGGCCAGGCCGGCGCGGGCAAGACGACGCTCATCGCGTCGTTGCCTGCACCGATCACAATCAGCGCCGAGGCGGGGCTACTGAGCCTCGCACGGCACGACCTGCCTTACGTAGAGATCGCCACCATGGCCGACCTCCGCGAGGCGTATGCCTGGCTCGCAGGGAGCGCAGAGGCGAACGCCTTCGCCTCCGTTGCCATCGACAGCATCAGCGAAATCGCTGAGGTCTGCCTGATCGCGGAGAAAAAGGTCGCCAAGGACCCCCGCCAGGCATACGGGGCCATGATCGACCAGATGACCGAAATCATCCGGTTGTTCCGCGACCTGCCGCGACACTGCTACGTTTCGGCGAAGCTCGACAAGAGCGCCGACGAACTCGGCAAAGTGGCTTACGCGCCATCGATGCCGGGGGCCAAGCTCGGCCAGCAAATCCCCTACTTCTTCGATGAGGTTTTGGCCTTGCGCGTCGAGAAGAACGAAGCGGGCCAGGCCGTGCGCGCGCTCCAGACCGAGGGCGACGGGCAGTGGCTTGCGAAAGACCGTTCCGGGCGTCTCGACGCTTGGGAGCCAGCCGATCTGGGCGAGATTATTAGGAAAATTGGAGGTGTGGCATGAGTGCATATAAAGATTATGTTTTCGATGGATTAAGATACATAGTTGACCAAAGCGGAAGTTTTCATTCGACCGCAATGAATGTACCTACCGGGGTGGTGTACATTTCGAATATGGAAGAACGTAGTTTCGGAGGAGAAGACCACGTGGGGCACACAAGAACAGTACAAAACATTGTCTTTATACCCGGCGTTTTTTGGGATGATGAAGAGGAATGTTTCGTGAAAATAGGTGCAAAATGAGCACCGAAAACAAACTGGAGAGCCTCTACGCAAATTGGATCGCCGCGAAGGCGTCCGAGCAAACGGCCCTCGACTGGCGCCGCGAGATTGAAGACTTGCTCGCGGAAATGCTGAAGTTGTCGCCGGACCACGAGGGCACCGAGACGGTCAAGCACGACAGTTACGCGGTCAAGATCGTGGGCCGGCTAAACCGCAAGGTTGACGGCGACATTTTGCAAGAGCTGGCGGCGCAAGAGGGCATCGAAGCGGTGCTGCCGATCCTGTTCCGCTGGAAGCCAGAAATCAACGTGGCGGCGTGGAAAAACGCTGCCGAAAACATCACCGGCAAACTTGCCGGCGCAATCACCACGACGCCCGGAAGGCCGTCGTTTTCAATCAGCAAAAAAGAGGAAAAGTAACATGGGCAATCTAGGACAAGTATTCGATTTCAGCGGGCAATCGGCAGCATCAAAGAGCGACTTTGAGCCTCTTCCCCCCGGCTGGTACGCCGTCGAGGTGACGAGCGGCGAAGTCAAAACCACCAAGGCCGGGAACGGCACGCGGGCGGCGTTTCGCTTCGACGTGAGGGGCGGCGCCCACGATGGGCGGGTGGTTTTCGGGAGTTTCAATTTGACCAACCCGAATCCCAAGGCCGCCGAGATCGGGCGGGAGCAGCTTGGGCAGTTGAGCGTGGCTTGCGGTATCACCCACCTAAACGACACCAGCGAGATTCTAGGCAAACGCCTAGAAATAAAGCTCATCGTCAAGCCCGCCGAGGGCCAGTACGACGCCTCAAACGACGTGCGCGGGTACCGGGCGATCAAGGGCGCGCTGCCTGCGGTGCCGAGCTTTGCCCGCGCTGCCGAGCGCGAGGCGGTCATTGACGCTGCGACCGCAGAAGCCCCGCGCGCCGCCCCGAAAAGCCCGCCTTGGGTCAAGCGCGTGGCGCAGTAAGGCGTTCTTTGCCCCGTCGCCTGCGGGCGGGGCGTTTTTGAGGAGCAAAAACAAGTGAAAATTCCACCACCAACCGACGTGATCACCGAGTGCATCGACGCGAGCCACGAGCGCAGGCAGGAGCCTCCGCGCGGGCACATGGGCGCGAGCCTGCTAGGGCACCGCTGCGACCGGTACCTGTGGCTCCAGTTCCGCTGGGCCGCGCCAGAAAAATTCCCCGGTCGAATCCTGCGCCTGTTTCGGCGCGGGCAAAACGAGGAGGCGACGGTGATCGCCGACCTTAAACGAATCGGCTGTTCGCTCCGCCCAGGAGACGGTCAGGAGCGTGTTACGTTCGGGAGCCACGTATCGGGGAGCCTCGACGGCATAATCGATTTCGGCGTCCCCGGGGCCTCCCAGACGCCCCACGTTTTGGAAATTAAAACGCACAGCAAGAAGTCATTTGACGCGCTCGAAAAAGACGGCGTGCAGAAATCCAAGCCCATGCACTACGTGCAGATGCAGCTCTACATGCACGGCACGAAATTGACGCGCGCCCTGTACGTGGGCGTGTGCAAGGACAACGACGCGCTGCATTGCGAGCGCGTCAAATACGACGAGGTTGTGGCGACGAAGGCGATTGAGCGCGGGCGCCGAATCGCGACGACGCACCGAATGCCCGAGCCTATCAGCGCCGATCCGACGTGGTACGAATGCAAATTCTGCCCGGCGCACGACTTGTGCCACGTCTCGAAATTGACCGACGAGGTGAACTGCCGAACGTGCATCAACTCGACGGCAACGCCGGAAAGCACCTGGACCTGCGCGCGCAACGACGACGAGGAAATCCCGCTGGACTACCAGCGACACGGCTGCGAGGAGCATGGCCTGCACCCGGACCTCGTGCCGTGGGCGCGCGTCCCGGAGGGCGACGAGGACTGGCGCCCGTGGTACCGCATCGACGGCGTGCCCACGGCCAACGGCCCCGGCGGCACGCACTCCCACGCCCTTGTGCGCTTGCGGGTGCTTCAGTGAGCGAGCACGGCTTGCGCCCATACCAGCAGCGCGCCATCGACCAGCTCTATGCCTGGTTCGAGCGCCGCAAAGACGATGGCGGGAACCCGTGCCTGGTGCTGCCGACAGGGAGCGGAAAATCGCACATCGTGGCGGCGCTGTGCAAGGAGGCGATTCAAAACTGGCCCGAAACGCGCATTCTCATGCTCACGCACGTCAAGGAGTTGATCGAGCAAAACGCCGCGAAAATGCGCGAGGCGTGGCCCAACGCGCCGCTCGGCATTTACTCGGCGGGCCTTGGCCGTCGCGACCTCGGAGAGCCCATCACGTTCGCCGGCATTCAGTCGGTCCGCAAGCGCGCGGCGCAAATCGGGCACGTCGATCTAATTATCATCGACGAGGCGCATCTCGTGGGCCACCGCGACACGGGCGGATACCGCGATTTTATTCGCGACCTCACCGCGATCAATCCGGCCCTCCGCGTCGTCGGGCTGACGGCCACGCCGTACCGACTAGGGCACGGGGAAATCATCGACGCCCCTGCGATTTTCCACGAGTTGATCGAGCCGGTGTCAATCATCCACCTGGTCGATAAAGGGTTTCTTGCGACGCTCCAGAGCAAGAACACGCGCGCACACCTCGACGTTTCGGGCGTGAAAATCAAGCAGGGCGAATACTCCGCCCACGAGCTGCAAGAGGCCGTCAATACCGACGCGAACAACCGCGCCGTCGTGGCCGAAACGATTCAAATTGCAGGCGAAAGGCGCTCTTGGCTCTTCTTTTGTAGCGGGGTCGAGCACGCGCAAAACATCGACCGCATCTTGCGCGAGAGCGGAATCGCTTCGGCGTGTGTCGTCGGAACGACGCCGAAAAAAGAGCGCGCGGAAATGATCGACGACTTCAAAAAAGGCAAACTCCGCGCCCTCGTTTCGATGGGGGTTTTGACGACCGGATTCGACGCGCCAAATACCGACGTGATCGCCATGCTCAGGCCCACGATGAGCGCGGGGCTCTACGTGCAGATGGCCGGGCGCGGCATGCGCATCAAGGCGCAAGGCGGCAACTGCCTCGTGCTCGACTTCGCGGGCGTGGTCGCTGCGCACGGGCCGATTACCTGCGTGACGCCGCCAAAAAAGGGCGGCAAGAAAACGGGCGTCGTGCCCATGCGCGTGTGCGACGCTTGTGGGGAGATTTGCCCGATAAGCGCGAGAGTTTGCACGGCTTGCGGCGCACCGTTTCCGGCCCCCGAGGTCGCCCCCCTTGCGCTCCGCGACGACGATATCATGGGGCCAGGCGGGGCGGTGATGCCCGTTTCGTCCTGGGCGTGGAAGGTTCACGAATCGGCGAGCAGCGGGCTCACGATGCTGCGCGCGACGTACTACGGGCGACTGAGCGACGCGCCCGTTAGCGAGTATTTCACCGTCAATCACGGCGGGTACGCAGGCGAGAAATCGCGCCGTAATCTTGTGCAGATCGCCCGGAACGCGGGCCTAACAAGTTTCCCCGACTACGACGATCTAGACGATATTTCGGGGCTGTTGAACAGCACGGCGCACCCGTGCGAAATCACATACCAAAAAGATGGAAAATTCCATCGTGTAATCAATAGAGAATGGGCGACATGAGAAACGACGACAGCGAGCGAATCCCCACGGAACACGAAGAGCAGCGTGAGTTTGTGCGCTGGTTTCGGGGGAAATACCAATCCGACCCAGAAAAACCAGTGCGCATTCTTGCAGTCCCGAACGGCGGGGCGCGAACCCCTGCGACAGCTGGGAGGCTAAAAGCCGAGGGCGTTTCGGCCGGCGTGCCTGACCTATTCATTCCGAGCTGGCTGCTCTGGATCGAGATGAAGCGAGTCAAGGGCGGGAGCGTAAGCGCCGAGCAAAAAGACTGGATCGAGTACCTCGCGAGCGTTGGGCATCGAGTTATCGTCGCGCGAGGAGCGGCGGACGCAATCAAACAAATCGAGGGCCTGTGACGCCCTCGCGCGTGGGCGATAAAGTCGGCGAGTGGACCCTGCTCGCCATCAAAACACCCTCAACGTCAGCCCGCGAGAGGCAGTGGTTTATGCAGTGCAGCTGCGGATTCAAGGTGCTCCGCAACGAGAACGTCATCCGAAGCAAGAAGCATTCAACCACCTGCGGCGCTTGCACCAGCGCCCGTGCCGCCGCCAAGGCCAAGGAGCCCAAGTGAAAGAGCCATCGACCAGCTTCATCGAATGGCACTGCCGCTCCTGCACGCGCACCCACCACGAAGCCACCATTAACGGCGTGCCGGACTGGACGCCGCCTACCGGGTGGACCCACGGCACCGACCGATTCACCAGGGCTCAATGCCCTGCCTGCTCAAACAAGGAACCCAAATGACCGGCGACGAATCCCTCACCGCAGCCCTCACCGCAGCCTTGGCAGCCGAGGCTGATTACCGCACGGCCAAGGCTCACGCCGACGCTGTGCGTGGCAGCCGCGCGTACGAGGCAGCGAACGCCGCCTACTCCGACGCGCTGGACCGCCGGGTCGTCGTTAACGTCGCCCTCGACGTGGCCGTGTCTAGCGCGTACGCCGCCTACGCCGCAAAGGAGCTGCCATGACCGTACCTGACACCGACGTTACCATTGCGGCCCTCAAAGCAACAGCCGACGCGGCTTACAAGGCAGCCTACAATGCAGCCTACGACAAACATAAGGCACAGCTCGTTGCTTACTACAGCGCCGCCAAAAAACCGCGCTTCCCGAAAGTAGACCTCCACACCGACATTTACGACGGGGCACACGCTTCCGCAGCCTGCGACCCCACCTTCGCCGCCGCATACAAAGCACTCATCGCCGCCCGCGACGCCAAAGCAGCGCCATGACCCAAGGAGTCCCGTTGTCTCATGGCTACGCCATCGGCGACGTGCAGGGGCTGCTCACCATCGCGGCCTTTGACCCGCTTGTCGTCAAGTGCGCTTGCGGCATAACACGCACCGACCGCGCTATTTCGCATCTGCTTGCAGGGCTTGAGTCCTGTGGGTGCCGGGGCCGCGCCGCCCGCGCTATAACAAACGGCATGACGATAAACGGGCACCGCGTCATCAGCCCGCACAAACGCCACCCGCTTGTACGCGGTCGCTCGTGGAACGTCGAGTGCGTTCGATGCAAAACAGTGGATACAATCGGCGAAGAAGGGCTAGTTGCTCGCGCCAAACGCAACGCACAAGGCTGTCGCGCATGCAACCGATTTAAGCGCGCGTGAATCGCCCGAGCAGCCAAAGAAGGAGCCGAATCCCCCACGGGCGCGGCTCTTTTTTTGTGGCCGCCAAAACGACAATCGGGACCACTGGCGGCAAGGGCAACGGCGACAACGGCGCTGGCCCTGGGGGCGGGATAGCGGGCCTTATCTCGTCAGCCGGGGCAACCATCGCCGCAACGCTCACAAGCTCGACTACGGGCGGCGTAGGGGCCACGGGCGGGGCGTCTGGCGCGAACGTGCGCTCGTACTCGCTGGCGAGGCTTGCGACGCTCTTCTCGTACGATGCGCGGTCGCCGGTGAAATATTTGAGTCGGTACAGCTCCGACACGAATCCAGTCGCGCTGCCGCCCATCGCGCACTCGACTGCCGAGCGGTATCTGCCGAGCAAGAATCCAACGTGGTGCTCCATCGCCGAGTTCATGCTTTCAAACGCCACGAACTTGTTGACCGGGTGTTTGCCCGAAAATCGCACCGTGCTCATGCCTTCCACGGTTTTGATAACTTCGACGGTCGATTCAACGGGCACGTCTTCGAGGTACTTCGCGGCCAGCGCCATCGGGAGCACTTCAAGCGTCGTGAAATGCTGGAAATCTCCTGCCCATTTCTTCGACGCTTTGATGCCGCCGAGGTTGTAGTTCATACAGCTCTTGAAGCGCCCGGTTTCGAGCGCCATTTGCGCAAGCAGGATCAGAGCGCCTTGCCTTGGGACTTCGCGCCCGAGCTGGATTCCGAGCTGCATGCGGAGGGCGAGAAATACGTCGATTGCAGCCACCGGCGTTGCCCTAGCAGGTAGTTCTCGCCCCGTCACCTTGCGGCCTCTGCTGCGATTTCGCGCAGCGACGAGAGCTGCGAGGCGTTCGCCACTTGCGCGAACTGCGCGAGCAGCTCGGGGTTTTCTCGCAGCTCGGAGAGGAACGCAACGCGCGTTTCGCGGTCCTCGTGGAGCAGCCACCCGAGAGCCCGCGCCGACGCGTTCGTGCGCAAATTGTGGCCTGCCGCGAAGAGCTTCCAAAGCTCGACGATTCCCTCAATTATGCCGACGGTCAGGGAGACTTCGGGCATGATTTCTCCATCGCGGTTTCGACCTCGGCGACCGCCGTCGCGCAAGCCAAGAGCAATCGCGGGTCGCGGTGAGCCAAGCCGGAGGCAGCGCAAGTGTGATCGAACGTCGTGAGCGCCACTTGCAAACTGCGGCACGCAGTAACGCAACACCCAGGCAATACCCAGCAAATGCAAGCCAGGGCGACCACTCGACGAGCATTCACTTCGCGCCCCCGGCGACGAGCTCTTGCACCGAACGGATGGCTTTCGCAGGGTCGACGCCGAGAGCGCGCAGGAGGCGGATGCCTGCCGCGATGCGAGGCATCTTCTCGCACACGACGGCCCACTGCTCGGCGGTGCGAGCGCGTAGGACGACGTTCAGCAGCGCCGAGAGCGCGGGCCAAATGAACACGGTCCAAAGTTCAACGCGGTCATGCATGATGGATTCTCGCTTCAATGGATGCGATTTTCTCGCCGTGGACTTGCACAACTTGCTCAAGCCGCTCGACATCGCGGGCCACGCGGGCCACGTCGCAGGCTACGCCGTCGAGCTTCGCGCTGATCGTCGCGAGGAGCGCACCGACTCGCGCCGCCGTGAGCGCAAACCCCGCGACGGTCACGAGCAGGTTGAGAGTTTGGATGGCGTCTGGGATCAAGACCCAACTCCGAAAATGGTCCAGTTTGCACCGTTCCAGATAAGGAACCTGTCCCATGGCCCTGCGATTGTAAGAAAAGCTCCCCACGCATTTTCAAAGCAATTTGTGCACCGAACGCGCGTTCCTACTGGAGCGCTAGCGGGGAGAGTCGCAACGGTGTATGTCTCGCATCCAGGCCCTACGACCCATCCGTCTGTTACGTTGATAGGGGTCGAATCTAGCGTATACACGTTATTTGCGTCGCCCCAAACGCGTTGATCGTTAAAACGCACGAGCGGGATGTTGTTCGGCACCTGAATTTTAACGGTACTCGCAGACGTGCCGACGAGAAAAACCGTCGCTGGCGACGGAGACGATACGATGTTTCGGATAACCGTCGTGGTGCTAGCGCTGATTGTGGCACCGAGAATAATTGCGCTGTCAAGCACCCGAGGGCGGAGCGCCGAAGCCGTGAACGCATAAGCGTCCGAGCCCGTGCAGTTGATTGAGCAGCCGTCGATGCTGAGGTCTTCGCAGGCGTTGCCGAAGATGCCGACGACCGACGTCGTGTTGTTCTGGCCCGCGAAGCTGCACCCTGAAGCGAGGCACGCGCCCGAGACCGCAGCGCCGCCATCGACCGAGAGATGCCGCAACGTAGCGTCGCTGACGGTCGTAAAAAGGAAGCAACCAAAAAGACGCACCTTGCTCGCGCCGTCGAGGACGTTGACGTTGTGCACGGCGTTTGAGCGAAGGCTCGTGCCGGTTACGGTCACGTCCTGCGGCGGGATGCCGCCGTTCGCATCGACGTTCAGCCCGTGGCGGAAGTTAGACTCAAAGGTGCCGCCCGTGATGGTCGTAAAGTACGTTTCCTGCCCGATAAAAACGCCGTCGTAAATGCTCGCGCGCACCCAGACGTCGGTCAGCGAATTGTGCGACCCGCGCTGAATCTTGATGCCGGTGACTTGGCACTGATAGAGCTCAAGGCGTTCGAAGACCGCCTGCGACGTGTAGTCGCAGAAGATGCCGTCGCCAGAGCCGACGGTGCCCTGGATCGTCAAGTCGCAGACGTGGAGCGAGATGTTGTTTAAGAGCAGGTTGCCGATCGACGTGACGCACGGCCCCAGCCCGTAATTGTGAATGATCGCGTTGCCGCGCCCTGCGCCTCGGAGCGTCTTTGCCCCTGCGCCGTTGGGAATGTCGATCGCTCCGTTCGTCGGCGTGCCGTCGTTCGAGACGCGGTACGCGCCCTCGGGGAAGTACACCTCGTCGGAGGCAGCGATCGCCGCGTTAATCGGCGCGCTCACGTCGAGGAGCAGCGTGCCCGCCTTCACGTCGGCCACCTGCGCAACGGTCATGAAATCAAAGACCGACACCGACTCTTGCAGTTTGCTCGTGAGCACGCGGACCACCGAGCCCGCGCCGCCTTCGAGATAGGTGACTTGGTCGCTGGTGATCGCCCCGGTCATGACCGCAAACGGAATGCGCACCGTCGCATTCAGCGACGAGAGGACGAGCGTATTATCCGACTGATGCACCGCGACTGAGAAGTCGTTCGCGTCGACGTAGAGCCTGCACGCCGCGCCCTGGTACTGCGGGAATCCGTTGA